ACTAGAGGAGAGGGAAGACCTTATCGACCTTGAACTATATGCTGAATTAATGCCCGGTGGCGAGGACGTATCCCATTGAACCCCCGGAGGGCTCTGCCATCATGGAGCCTTACGAGGCGACGCGGCGCCGGCCCTGCCATCGGGGACAAGGGCGCGGGTGCTGGAGCGCCGCCGCGTGCTGGACCCCGCCGGCCGCGCGTCGGTGCTGTCCGACCGCACACCCGGCCCCGGCGTCGGCACCGACCTCCCGGGCTGGCGCGAGGCGTCCGACCCGGTGCGGTGGGTTGGCGTTCGGGGTTGCGTGCGGGACCGGCGCATCCCGGAACCCGGGTGGAGGCCGCCCGGCGCGCCGATCAATGCGCTGGTGCAGCTCGACGACGGGCGACGGGTTGTGGTGCCGCGAGGACAGTTGTTCGAGGGGGAGGTGTAGGGCGATGGGCGATCGATTCAAGCCCGGCGACACGGCTGTTTACTGGCGATACAAGTCAGGCGTTGGAAGTGAGCACATACGGTGCAAGGTGGTTTCCCGCTCTGCTCCGCCGACCCTTCGGGGAAGCTTCCGCCGGCAGCTTGTAGCGCCGCTCGACGGCCGACGGCCGCGATGGGTGGGCGTAGGCAACCTCTCGCCCGACCTGGAACAGTGCGATCTCGCGGTGCTGGCAGACGCTGGAGTAGGCCATGCCTGACGACGACCGCGACCTCAACTGGACCTGGCTCGCCGCCGGCGCCGCCGTCGTACTCCTCCTCGCGTCCCGCCGCGCCCGCTTCTGGCTCGTGACGGCGGTGCGCTTGCGACTGAGGGACTGGAGGCACAGGTGAACATCCGATGCCTATTGGGGCGCCATGCGTGGCGCGTATTCGACCCCGCGGACTGGCAGACAACCAGTCCGCACGCGTGGGGAATGTATCACGACTCCTCTACCGTGCGCGGGGGGCCGCCCGTGCGCGTGACGTGCGCCCGTTGCGGCAAGCGGGACTATGCGTGCTTCGAGCAGCCCACGACCGACGCGGCTTGGCGCAAGCACGGGGGCGATCCCGAGTGGCGGCTCATTGCCGACGGGCGGCTGGTGGCGGGCGGGCCGTCGCATGATGTCATTGCCAAGGGCTTCAGGGGGGAGTATCCAGGGCCCTAGCGCCCCGTCGCGCATCAGGCGGCCCGCCCTCTCGCTCGGGGGAGAATGAGGGGGCCGGCCACGGGGCGATGCGCGGCGGGGCGGTGCGGCTCTAGAGCGTTTGGAGCGATCGGAGACGCGCCAACAGCCGGTGGGAAGCCGGGGGAGGGCGCTAGGGCACAGCCTCCCCCGGCCGACCTTCCGGGCGATTGGTCGGACCTGTAACCATTTGCCGGCGGCGCCTGCCATTTTCCGCCGGCCGACTTTCGGGGCTTGTCCTTTGGCGCTTGCCATGTCGGACCTCTCGACAATCGAGGCGATGATCGAGGCGGGGGTGAGGGCCCGCGCGCGCGCCCATGCCCTCGCCCTCCGGCGTGTCCTGGTCGCCGAGTACCTCGCCGCCGAACGCGCCCACACCGGCGCCCAAGCCGCGCGCCTTGCCGCCATCCGCGACCTGGAGGCCGAGGCGGGGGTGGGGCCGCGTGGGGCGTTCAGGGTTGCGCCAAAGCAGTGAAAAGTGTGGTATAATGCCGGCAGTTACATACGGCGACGCCCCCCCATGCGCGGGGGGGTCCGCCCGCCACATCCTCCTTGACGGCCGCGAAGTCGGCTCCAGGGGGGATGGGCGGGCGTTTGTTTTTGGGCGACAGAGAGGGGAAGGCAGGTAGGGTGATGGCGAGGCGGCACTACTCGGACAGGGACAGGGCGGCGGCGCTGGCGGTGTACGATTCAATGGAGGGCGCCGAGAATCGTGTTTCTGCCGCTGCGGGGGGGGCCGGTGTCCCGCGGAGCACTCTGCGCCGATGGCTGAGCGATCGAGACCGGGCGGCGCCGGCCGACTTGCGCCAGGAGAAACAAGAGGAACTGGCCGATGTCTTCGAGCGCGTCGCCCGCAAGGCCCTGGCCTACGCGGAGCGCTTCTATGACGCGGGTGCCGATCCCGACGGCAAGCTTCTGCAGCCGTCCGTGACCGGCGCCGCGATTGCGACCGACAAGATGCAGCTCCTACGCGGCAAGCCGACCGAGCGCCTGGCGATCGAGGACTGGCGCCGGGCGATAGAGGAGGAGGGCCTTGATCCAGACGAGGTCATCGCCGAGGCGCAGCGCATCATCGCATCGGGTGACGGCGCGTGACGCGGCCGAGGGCGTCCTGCTCCAGGCCGTCCGCAACGTCGCGGCACGCAAGGCTCAGGCACGCGTCCGCCCCGCGGACGACGACGAACTGCACGCCTGGGTGCGCGCGCACCTCGGAGTCACGATCCCGAGGCGCGCGTGCTGTCCCGGTCACGTCGCACCGTTCGATGCCTTCGCCGACGCCTACTTCGCGAGGTCCTCGATGAGCGTATGGCTGGCGTCGCGTGGTTTCGGCGGCAAGTCGTTTTTGCTCGCGCTCCTCGCCCTCACCGAGGCGGTGACGCTCGGCGCAGAGGTCAACGTTCTCGGCGGTTCGGCTGACCAAAGCGAGAACGTGGTGCGCTACACCGAGCGGATGATCGCCACGCCGACGTTCCCGCCCGGACTCCTCGCCGTTGGCGACAACCGTGTCCAGCCTCTCACCAAGGCGCGCATCAGCCTGGCCAACGGCGGGCGGCTCCTGGCCCTGTCCGCCGCTACCCGTACGACGCGCGGGCCCCACATCCCGCGCCTGCGCATCGACGAGGCCGACGAGATGCCCCTTCGGATCTTCGACGCCTCTATGGGCCAGACGATGGAGCGCGGCGGGATCCGCGCGCAGACCGTTGTGTCGAGCACGCACCACTACCCCGACGGCACGTTCACCGAGGTCCTCCGACGCGCCGCCGCGAAGGGCTGGCCCGTGTACTCTTGGTGCTACCGCGAGAGCATGGAGCCGCACGGGTGGCTGACCGCGGCCGAGGTGGAGCGCAAGCGCACCGAGGTCACCGACGCCATGTGGCTCTCGGAGTACGACCTCCAGGAGCCGAGCGTCGAAGGTCGTGCCATCAACACCGACGCTGTCGAGCGCGCATTCGACCCGGCGCTCGGCGAGTGGGCGGGCGACGCGGACGAGGTTATCGTGGTCGAGATGCCGCGCGCCGACGCCGACTGCGGCACGGGTACCGACTGGGCCAAGAAGCGCGACTGGACCGTAATCGTGACCTTCCGCGTCGTCGGGCGTGATCCCTTGCGCGTGGTGTGCGTGGCGTGGCAGCGGATGGGCCGCGAGCCGTGGCCGGCGATGATCGGCGCTCACTCGGCACGTGTGGCGGCCTATGGCGGCGCGGCGCTCCACGACGCGTCGGGCGTGGGTGACGTGGCCGGCGACTACATTGACGCGGATGTCGCAACGGGCGGCGTGCACCTGGCCGGGCGCGTGCGACAGAGCGTGTTCAGCGACTACATCCTGGCCATCGAGGCGGGGCGCGTCCAGTATCCGCGCATCGAGTTCGCCTACCGCGAGCATAAGTTCGTGACGACCGACGCCCTCTACCGCGCGGGCGATGCGTACCATCCGCCCGACTCGTTCGTGGCCGGGGCGCTCGCCTATGCCGCGGCCAAGGCGGGCGCCGGCGGAAAGTGGGGTGTGTACGATGACGTGTGAAACAGGGGAGAAGGTCGGCGCGATAGACACGTGCTACTTTTGCGGTTGCCCTGTGTGGTTCTATGCCCGTCGCGGTGCCTGGCCGGTTCGGTTTAGCGTATGCAATGCGTGCGCCGCGGACCTCGATGCGATCCGCGACGAGGAAGCCTCAGAGGAAGCCTCATGAGGGGCGCCGACTTCACGCCCGATGAGCGCAAGGCCCTCGTCCAGCGTCGCGAGGCCGAGCTGGGGCTCGTGCGCAAGGAGATTGACCTCCAGGGCCGCGCGTTCTACGCCGGCGGCGGCGAGATCGACCTCGCGCCCGTGTGGTTCGACATGCCCGGGCAAGATTCGGGGGAGCGCGCCGCGCGGCTGGCCAAAGCCAAGCGCTCGGGCCGGGGCGACAGCGCGGCCTTCGCGCTCCTAGAGTCCTTCGCCCGGGCGTACAAGGAGCCAATGCTCTACATCTGGCGCGGGCCCTACATGGACGTCGAGAACGCCGAGCGCTTGGACGATCACCCGGCGACGCGGCCCGGAGGCCTCCTGCGAGCGCCGAACACCCTTGCGCGCATGACCATGACGAGCATCAAGCCGGCGCTCTCCAAGGCGAAGAAGGCGGCCGGAAACTTCTACATCATCAAGGCCCGCACGGGCGGCGGGTCGGTGTTCGACAACACGACGGGCGCGGTCGCGCGCCTCTGGCCGGGCTGGTCGGTCCGCATCAAGCCGGCGGTCTACACCGACAAGGACGGCAAAACCTCAAACGGCTGGATCGACTACTACGAGTACAAGCCCGACCGGGGGCGTCCGCGCCGCATCCCGCCGGAGAACATCATCCACTTCCGCAACGGGATGCGCGACGACGAGCCGCGCCTGGGGGTGGGCGTGGTCGAGGAGATCGTGATCGAGCTCGGCCTCGACATCGACGCGACGCTCCTCACGGCGGCCGTGATGTCGAACCTCGGCGTGCCAGGCCTCGTGTTCTCGCCCGAGCAGCCGCCGAACCTCGGCGCGGCGGTGGCCTCGGCGTCAAGCTCGGCTATCAGCGCCGACGACCGCGCGGAGATCAAGGCGGCGATCATCGCCAAGACGACGGGATCGAGGCGTGGGGAGCCAATCGTCTTCAGCCGCCCGACGCGCTTCGAGCAGTTTGAGGTCGACCTCGCGCAGTACGACCTCGACCACGTGTGGCGTCACGTCGAGACCCGCATGAGCGGGGTCCTTGGCTGGCCGGCGATCCTCGCCGGCCTCGGCGCCGGCCTGGACTCGGCCCACTACAACAACGTGTCGACGCTCCTACGCCATGCGACCGAGGGCGTTCTCGTCCCTGAATGGCGAGACGACTCCGAGACGTGGGACTCCGGGCTGCGCGACGATCTGGGACTTTCGGATGACGAGTGGATCGCCTACGACTGGCGCGGCGTCCGGGCGCTCCAAGAGGGCAGGGAC